GTACCACCTGCAAGTAAACCGGACTTGTCGGATGAGAAATTGAGGTGGGTTGGGACGGTGTTCGACCCAAGAGTCGAGAATACGCGTCTTTGTATGCGCGCATGTCGATGTGCTGCTGTTCCGCCGTACGCTGTTGGGAAGATAGTCTCCAGTGATTGCAGGTCCCATTTAGAACGTGACTCGGCAATCGACGAAATAAGTTGGCGAAGTCGCGCGCCAGCATTTAACTCGGACGCAACTAGAACTAACGACTTAAGATCTTTCACTGTGTCTTGACTCATGACTATCTTATAACCGTGTGTTGAGACCTTTTGTCGAGTTTGCGTTCCGAAATTTGGCGGGTAGTCCCCAATCGTCGAGGTGAGTGTTGGCGCGTGTGTCCGTGTCGCGCATTTAATGCCGACATGACCCGTGACGCCGTGTTTTAAAGGTTGATCCAACGGGCAGTACGTTCCAATCATTGCGTTTGAAACAGACGGTCCCCATTTTTGTCTGAGACGGTGGCAAATGTCGTAAGCACTATCGTGGATTGGGGCTGCGTTGAGTCTTTGCTCCGCGACACGCTGTCTACCAGTCACGAACCGGAAGAGATCAACGTTAGATTGGTGAATCTCGCGTACGAAGTTCTGACCGCCGAGAACTTGAGCGATTGTACGTGTCATGTTAAAGCGGGCTTTGACGGAGTCGCTGAGTCCTGCAAGTGACGCTTTGTGCAAGTCGCTGATAATGTCCGGATACAAAGGCTCAGATAGTGCGAGTATGTCACGGAGTGACTCTCCAACCGAATCTATCGACTTATCAAGAATCTCCTTCAACCATATGTTCCTTGTGATCGACGGGAGGTTCGAAGCAATAGCATCTTTAATCAAGCGTCGTTGGTCTTTTGGGCGGTCTATCGGTATCGAGTGTGGGTCAAGAAGGAGTGCTGAAAGGTCTGGTTTCCGGGTTGAATAATCCCCTGCGAGTAGTAGTCGTAGGTCCGTGATTAACGTCGGCAGGTGTGGTCCGAGCATCTTGATTGCGGTTACGTCCCAGGACAAATCATCGACCTCCCCTCGTATGTAGTACTTGGTGAACGACTGAACAGGAAGACCACCGAGACTACCCGGGAGAAGA